TCCATGGGGAGCGAAAGAGCACTCGCAAGATTTTTCGTGTCGATCGGATAGACTTCCTTGTCTTCATCTAAGACCTCGATGGTGTAATTATGCTGTTTGCAGAAAGTCTTTATATAGCCAACAAGACCTGCATAAATTTGCTTTGTGCGCAAATTAAGCAAACGAATTTTACCATCCCAGTGTCGATTCCTAAATGCTGGACTGAACTGGTATCCTGGAGTTGAGAACGTGAAAAACTCAGACATCTCTTGAAGAATAGAATCTTCAGCATGAACCTGAACATAAATGTTATCAGTTTTTTCAACGACAACGTGCTCAATTATCATCTAGCACCTTGAATGAACTTCTCCCATCCCATGTATTCTTTTAACTGCCATGTACGATTGTTCAGTTCTTTCATGACGTTGGTGCAGAATGCAGAAGACTCTTCATGGTATGCTTTCTTGCGCTTGAGTTTAGCAAGATCATCATCGCCATCAAGATAGACTTGGATGTCAGATTTGAGAGTAAAGCGAAATGGTTCCCAACCAAGTTTATCCAATTCATCTTGGTCTAACTTGCCGTTGTAGTACATCCATTTCATACGCTTGAGTTTGTCATACTCCAATCCTGCTCTCTTTGCAGCAAGATTGTGGAGTGACAAGTATTTGTTGTATTTGTTATGAAGCAAAGGAATGCGGAGAATTTCTTTTCCAGGTTCCGTAATATCAACTTCGGAATCCCTTTCCCATTGCAACATTAATTCTTCGAGAGGTGGAGTTTCTATTTTCATGCCAATAATATACTATATTTCAAATCAAAAAGCAAACGAGACAATGGTTGACAAAACTTGATATCGTTGTTATAATGACTATGTCTGGTTTGAACGAAACTACAATACTTCTATATCATACCAAGTAAATCTAAAAGACACATCGCAAGTGATCGTGCTTTCAGCGTTGTCTCCCACATTAAATGCGATGGATCCAAGATAAGTTGGGAACATGTCGTGGAATTTAACACGAAGCCTTGGATTGTTTTTATTCGAGAAAATCGTTAGAGTTCCATCTGTATATACTGCTGGACGTTTGTTATTAGCAAGACTTTGATCATAGCCTGATTTTGTCGTTCTTGCTAGATCGCGGTATTCTTTAAAGTCTGTTGGAAAGGTCGCACCACGAATCCAATTGTGAATTTCCAACCATGAACTCATATCTTCATTCACAAGAAACTGAACATTGAAAGTGTCATAGATTGCTTTCTCACCAGGATGAAACACATCAATGAATGGAGTAAATCTCTGAACTTCTGTTAGAGAGATTCCTGGAAGATTTGCGCTTTGACAGAAATAAGTCACAGTCGGCATACGATCAAAGATCATTTGAAACTTATGCGATTGCAAAAAATCTGTGTTGACTGGATTTCGTGTGAGTGCTGTCATTTCAGTTTCCTATACCACTCATTTATTTAGCGGGAAATAAAAAGGGGTGGATCCTTTCGAATCCACCCCGAGTCACTTTGCCTTATTATTATTCTAAGTTTGGCAAACTATTACTGGTTGATATTCAACACTTGGAACTTACGGTAGTATACGTTTGTACCGTGTGTTAGAGCTCCTGTACCAGCTGCTGTTGCGAATGGGTTTGCGACGAGACCATAACGTGTCTTGAAGCCGACCTTTGGCTGGTAGGTTGTTGGATCAACTGCACGTACCATCTGTAGTGGGACGTATGGGCAGTAGAACAAGCCAGCGTCATAAGGTGTTGTACCCTTATAACCGACAACAACATAATCTGCATCAGATACAGAATATGGATCAACATAGACTTTGATACGTCCGAAGAGCATACCAGCGAATGTGTTGCCTGTATCATCAACAACTAGGTTTGTGTTGTTTGTTAGTGCTGAGTTGTAATCGAGAAGACCTGTCATTGCAAGAGCTGATGCAACATCGGTTGAAACGATGAGCATGTTACCCTTACCGCGACGTGTGTCTTTTGCGATCTTATTTGCAGCTTGTTCGATGCGGAATAGAAGTGACTTGTACTTCTCAACCTGCCAGCGACCAGATGTGCCACCTTCAACTCCGATTGTGGAGCTTGAGAGGTTAACAACATTTGATGTTACGCCAGTGATACCGACGTTTGCTGTTGCATAGATTGTACGAACAACTTCGCGGTTGATTTCAGCAAGAATTTCAGTTGACAAAATGTTTGTCAATTCTGTTTCTGCGTCTAGACCGTGAATTGCCTTGAGGTCTTGTGCCAATTCTAGCGTGTAGGATGCTTGTAAGCCACGTGACTTGGCAGTAACAGAAACGCGATCGATCTGGAAGCCCATGTACTTCATGGTTAGATCTTCTGCGGTTGTTGTTGCCATGCCTGTACCAGTATTGGCTAGACCGAACACTGCAGAATTTGCTTCAGCTGGGTTTAGTGAAGCTGATAGTGCATTGTGGTCGCCTGTACCAGAGTGTGCAGTATTGGCTTCTAGGAATAGAGCCTCACCGCCACGTGCTGATGAAGAAGCATATACTGAGCGCATTGCGAAGATTAGTCCTGTTGGACCAGTCATTGGCTGCACGCCGCAGAGATCATATGCCATTAGGTTTGGAAGAGCACGACGTACCAATCCGATTAGGATTGGGTCAAAACCTTTGATGCCGCCTTCTGAGCCGACAACTGGTGACATACCGCCGCCAACTGCGTTGGCTGGTGATGCTTCCCATAGGTTTGTCATTGTGCGTGATTCTTCAACTAGAGCACGCTCTTGATTTTCTAGAACTAGGGCAGTTACAGCGCGCTTGTATGGGTCGCTGATCTTTGGGAGTTCTGGGTGATCAAGAACTGGTGCCCACTTCTTTGCGTATGTTTCGTTTAAATACATAAGTGTTTACCTCAGTTCGTTAAATTAGGCTTTTGGAGCCGTTTTAGTAATTGCTGCTACATAATGTTTCATTAGACCGTGAACTTCTGCTACTTCTGGCTCTTCAACAGCTGTTTCTTGAATTGCCTTTACCTCACTCATCACTTTCTTTGCTGGGAAGTAGTTCTCGCGTAATACTGCGAGCTTATTATCAAACTCACCCTCTGTGGTGAACTCCACGCCCTCTGCGAGCGATTTCATTTTCTCAACCTGTACTTCGGTTAGACCTTCACAGATTTTTCGAATTGCTTCGTTTTTCTTTGCAACGTTGAGTTCTTCAACAATTGCTGCTTTCTCTGCTGCGGCTGCTGTTGCTGCTTCTTCAAGAGCGGCAACACGCTGTGCAAGTTCTTCAGCAACATCGACTTTCTCTTCAGGAATTTCGATGTAGTGCTCAGAGAATAGGTTCTTGAGACCGCTGATGAAGTCATCAACGAGTTCTGCACGTAGACCTGTTTCGATTGCAACCTGATTGCTTTCAACCCATTGCTCGACGACATAGTTGAGGTACTCATCAACTTGCTCTGCAATTTCTGACTTGATTGTGTCAACTGCTTCAGCAAGAACTGTTTCGTTCTCTGTCATCATATCTTCTAGGATTGCGTCAACACGTGAGTTGACTGCTGCTTCGAAGATTGTTGTTGCTTTTGTCTTAAATTCTTCGGAGAGTGACTCGCCGTTGAAGAGAGCGTCGACGTCTTCAGCCATGGACTTGGCATGCTTTTTCTTCATGTCATTTTTCCATGCTTCTTTCATTTCCTTCTCATCTTCTTCGTCTTCATCATCTTCTTCTTCGTCATCTTCCATTTTTGCTTTTGCTTCAGCAACTACTTCTTCAGCAGCTGCTTCTTCAGTAGCAACTTCTTCTTCAGCAACAACTTCTTCAGCTGCTGGTTCTTCTGCTACTTCAGCAACGACTTCTGCAGTCTCATCGGCTTCTGTTTCTTCCATAGCCTGAGTCTTAACTGCCTTTGCGTCACCCTTTGTGGCTGGCTTTGCAGCAACAGATGCAGCGGCAGATGCTTTCTTACCGATATCTGATGGTGCAGTTGTTGGTGTTTGACCGCCGAGATCATCCATCTCTGCTGGTAGTTTTGATGCTGGTTCCTTTGCGGCTGACATTGATGCCTTTAGGATTTCTGCAGCGGATTCTGATAATGTCTTACTCATTTGTTTTAACTCCTGAAGAAGTAATATTATTTATAAATTTTAAAGTTTTGACAAGAAATTTTCGAAGATTTTCAACGAAATTTCGTCAATTTGACGTTGCTTTGCATTCTTGATTTGATTATAATAAGCATTGACATCGATCTCTTTGACAACGCCATTATCCCAAACCCACTCTTTACCTTCCATAATACCTTGAACAAAAGCACCAGGTGCGGATGGATCCGCTACAATATCAGCCGCTGTGGCTAGATAATAGTCATCCTGAACCACATTGACACCATTCACTTCTTTAAGTGAACCCATGCCACGTGATGATACACCAAGAGTTGCGCCGCCTTCCATAAGGGACTTGGCGATTTTACCCATTGGTGTTTCAAGAATTTTTGCCTTACCAATCCATTGGTTTCCTTCCTGTTTTAGATTGGTAATAAGATGCGATACGCGATCTAGGTTAATTGATGGTGAATCAGGATGACCTAACTCGCCAAATGCGCGATTCTTAGAAACATATTCTTCGTTGTAACGATTGACTTCTTTTGCAAGAGTGTCAGTCTTATACATACGACCGTTACGATTTTTCATTTCTGCAACGAGAAATGGACCTTGAATGTAAAGTGTCTTCACACCATTTAGTATAGCCAGGAACTGCTGATAGAACCTTGCGACGTTGGACTTTACCACCTCGTACACGCGCACGAACGAGTTTTTTACGACCCATGCGCTGCACGTTTGCTTCGGCGATAATTTCTCTTACAATGTCAGAGACAAGACTCATTTATCTCCTCCAATTTTAAATTGTACCTTACTTAATGCAAAGTGAGCCGCTTTTTCAAATCCTTTTGGAGTTGTGAGCATATCGGCAAACTTCTTTTTATTCTCATCATTCAATGCACCATGAACCATATGAATGGCTTTTGCTGCACCATGACTGACTTTAAGTTTTGAACCATCAGCAAACTTCATATGCTTTGCATGTGATGTAACGTTATCTTGTTGTGCATATGCTGCGACTTGTTCAAGACTTTCCATGACGTCACCAGAAACTTCTACGCTATCGCCCATGTAACGACCTTGACCATATCCACGATCTGTTGGATCATACTCTGGTTGTTTTCTTGGTGGTGGATTTCTCTTTAGTAATTTTGCCTTTGCACGCGCTCTTCCAATACGAGTAAGGTTTGCGCGTTCAATGTCTTTTTGCCTTTCTTCTGGTTTGCCAACTGTTTCTTTACGAGCAATATCTCTAATTTTTGGAGATGGACGTTTCTCAAGATAACTCTTGAGTGTTTCATCTTTAAGTTCATTCACTGGCTCGACTTCTTCCATCTGTATGTTTGTGCCAGGAATAACTTCTCCTGGAGAGTTACCAGTGCCAGCATATGGGATTGTAATTACAAGACCGAGTTGCTTGTTATGATACATTGCAACTTTTTTGCCGTCAGGAAAAATGCGAATTCCTTTTCTTTGCAATACAATCATTACTGGCGGATTTTGTTCGTCTTTAAATCCAGCAATTGCTTCGGTGATTAATTCATCACCTTCAATCTCATTGTGCTGCATTAAATTTTTGCGCACTGCTTGAAATGCTTGTTGCGATCCAATAGCAGCACTTGAAGTTGCATCATAATATCTTGTC